TGAAAGCTCATTTACGAACGTGACGTTAGGGCCGTCCGCGATTGGGTAATTGAGTTCGCCGTAAAATGTAAACTGAACTTCCGGGCATGCGTCCACGCACGACTGGACAAACGGCCCAATTTGGTCACGAGTAAACGCAAGTCCCTTCTTTTGGGTCAAGTCCGGGCCGCCGTCGAAATAGTGCCCCTTGTCCGCGTAGCCTTCGAGACCCACTACATGCACAGTGCGGGCTCCGTTGTTCAACGCGTATTGCAAGATCATCAGTCCCGACAGACCGCACGACGCATAGACGCCGTGTTGATATCTGCCTGGGTGAGTGTGGCTAACCAGCGTTAGAAACTCATCAAACCAGTCGACGTTGCGCACCTTCAATGCCCGGTCAGACGCACGGGCCAACGTCGTCATGTGCGATCCCTTGGCCGCCAGGTCAACTGCCGTTTGCCGATGTTCCTCACACGCAACCGAATCGTGCAAATGATACACGTCTGGCCGGTCGTCGCCCTCGAACAGCAAGTGCCCTCGATTGGTCGTGATCGTGCGTGCATCCGGGGCAACTGCTAATGCCGCCCGTAATCCAGCAGGTGCCGATGGCGAAGAACCAATCACGATCCACTGGTTCTGGTAGGAAGTCATTGACCGGGCCATGTATAAGTCGACTGGTGTATCAATGTCGATGGATCGTTCTTCGGGCATCTCGTACAGCCTCAGCGTACCGTAGAATCCGCAATCCTGTTTCCGATGTTCAGCCGCACGCCAGATCACAACTCCGCCCGCGAGCTTGAATGTCAAAGGCAACTCTTGCCTCCGCTGGTCGCCCTTGTCGCGTTGAAACGTGACCCAGTCAGTCGTGTCATTCTTCCCTGGTCGTAACTGATAGCTATGGTCCTGACAAACAGTCGTCACTATCTGGGCAGTGTCGTCTGCCTGAAACATCTCCACGGCCCCGTCGATATCGGCGGCCGTGGTTAGTGGGTACGTACACTCCAGAGACACAAGCACATCTGCCGGTTCGCCCTGGCATTCCAGAACGTCAATGGCATGGTGCATAACACGAAAGCTAGGGGCCTCGTCGGTCGCCAGCTTCTTAGGCCGGTCGATTACCTCAGCCCCATACTCGCGAGCCACGGCCGCAATCTCCACGTCCTCTGTAGACACGTAGACCCGATCAACCAGATTGGCAGACAACGCCGCTCGAACCGCCCGGCCGACCAGCGGAATACCGCCGACCGGCTGGAGGTTCTTACGGTGGATTCCCTTGGAACCCCCACGCGCCGGAATCACAACAACCACGTTACTCATCGAAACATCCCCGCTGTCGAATTGAGCTTAGCTGCGGAGGTAACCAGCGGCACCACGCTCAGAAACTCCAACGGGCGACTCTGTGCCGCGGGAGAGAATCGCGATCACCGTGTAGTACCCGCCAGCCGTTCCGTCACCCACGGTAATCGTGGCGTCGATAAAACGCATCCGGTTCTTTAGGTTGACATCCCAGACGAAAATGCCATCGTCATCGGTTGCACTTGGCAGAGCGGCCGTGGTCCCGTCAACCTCGGTATCGCCGTTGAAGTCACTGCCGTCCCACTCTGCGTGACTTGTGCCGGTCGCGTCGGCCTCGGTCAGTTCGCATGCTGTACATGCGATGTCCGTGGCACCAAGAATCAGCAGGACTTGCAGCCGATCGTACCCTTGGGTATCGAGTTCAGCCACGGTCAGCGAAGCATTGTCGACCAGTGCCCCCGGAGGAGTTAGGTTGACATACTTCATGCTTTGCGATGGTTCTTTCATTTCCGTGTATCCTTAAAAAGGCTTGCTTGAATAAACACTAACGCCAGAAACTAGCTGGACGGAGTTGAGAGCATAATCATGGCTCCCGCGTTCGATGTGTCGCCTACGTCGTGGACATTGATCGCAAATCGCTCAGTTCCGCGAATGCCAATCTGATCGTATTCCAGATAGCGTTCTTCGGATGTTTTGATCTGCACGCCCAGGCGTTGGCCGAACATCGAAGACATAGATAGGTCGCCGAAGTAGCACAGACCGCTCGTCGATGTCTGGGCCGTCAGGACTTTGTTCATCGGCTGAACCCAGTTAACCGGGAATCCAAGGAACATCTGCCGACGCCTGCCTTCGATTTCCATCGCCGTATTGCCACCGGCCGCATCTGCCAACCGCATCATACTGGCGGCCCACCCCGCCTTGCTGATGTACCATTCTGGCATGATTCCTGGGAATTCCGGCAGCTTGCCAATCATCGACTCGAAATCAACAAGGTCGAGTGTCGAGAACGCCGTATTGGCAGTCAGTGCTGTAACTACGGTGGCCGTGGCCGCCGCACACTTGGTAATCATTCCGCTGATGGCACCATACGTAGAAGTACCATCGCCGAGCCATCCGCACTGGTCTTCCTTGATTGCAAAGGCCAACGCGATTTTGCGGGTAATCAAGTCACCCATCGAAATGAACGCATCAGCGTTTAGTTCGTTGCTGATCCGCGTCAACGTCATCATCTTGCGAGCAATCAGTTCGATCTCATCCAGGTCCGGTTCCGACTCGGTGGCCGCTGTATTCTCGGCCTTGAAATACGCCGTGAGACCGCCGGTAACTCTCGGGACAGTGGTAACGTCGCTGGCCATGACGATTCGCTCGGCACCTTGCCGGAACGTGCCATATTCCTCGACCAGATCAATGATCGCCGTGGAAACCTGAACCGGAACCACAACGCCACCTTTTTCCGCCGAATCGGTCGACAAGGCTGCTCGGATATCATGGTCGTCACACCACTTCCGCGACTCCAAATGACCGTAGATGGCAGCCGCGTAGTATCGGCCAACCACATAGGCACGCTCGGCCGCACCCTCGCCCCGGAACGATTGCAGGCGGTTGACCCCGACCATCTGAGCGGCCGGAATCACAATCGTCGGTGCCGGGAATTGCCCGTCCTCGCCGCTGCCCGTAATTGTCGCACCACCTTGCAGCCCAACCAACGGCCGACTCTCAGCAAGTCGCCTTTCCTCATCCTCACGCCACTGGGCACGGGGGAGGTGAGTCTTTTTGATTTCGTCTGACTCGGCGATGAAACCGTCAAACTCGGCCGATTCCTCTTCGGTCAGTTCTCGGTTGCCATCCTTCTCTGCGAGATTCACCAGGGCGGTTGCCTGGTCGTGAATCTTACCAAGTTTCTCGTTGTAATACGCAACAGTTTTGGTAGCCATGTTGGCCCCCTTTGTTTTGCGCCGGGGGGCCACGAAAAAAGCGGCGGCCCACTGGCAAACCATATTGGATGGTGTGCGAGCAGGACGCCGCTAATGAGTTGCGTCGAGACTCTGTAATTTGTTCAGATGCCCGAAGTCTAGTCGGTTAACGGTATGTTGTCAATAGCCTTTTTTCTGGCAATCTGGGCAGGCGATGGTTCCGGGGTGGTCTTCGATGACCCCATCAACACTAGCTCGGGGGGTGCGTTTTGGTACTGGCCCTCAGGAATGCAGGCCGCTATCTGTAGTGCCTCGGTGACCTCATCCGCAAATCCCGCCGACAGGGCCTCTGGCCCGGTAAACCAGGTCTCTGCCGCTAACATGTCGCGGATGCCCACCGCAGTTGCCCCCGCCTTGTCCATAAAAATGCCCACCTGGCTGTCGTTGATCGAATCCAGCCGCTCGGCCATGGCCCGGTGATCTTCAGCCCTGCCGTCAGACATTCCCATCGCCTCGTGAATCATCATCCTCGCCGTCTCGGACATTGTCACCGTGTCCGCACCCATGGCCACGATTGCAGCAGCCGATGCAGCCACCCCGTCCACCGCAGCCGTAACTGGAATTTCCAGACGCCGTAGTGCGTTGTACATCGTCAGTCCGTCAAAAACCGCACCGCCGGGCGAATTGATCCGCACAGTCAGCGATTCCACGTCCCCGAGAGATTCGATATCCTGCCGGAACTGGTCGGCCGAAATACCCTCCCCCCAATAGTTGCCGATCACATCATAGATATGCACTTCGGCTTTCCCGTCTTGACACTTGATTTCTGCTCGTTTCATGATTTGATCCTTTCGGTGGATTCTAGTTTGTCAGCATAGTTTCTGGCTCGCATCGGCCACCCCGCCGTAGCAGCCGTGAGTTGTGCGTATAGTTCTTCCTTGCTCTTGGAACTGCCCGCCACATCTAAGCATTCCTCTTTATGTCGCGATATCAACGCAACCACCGTTGCCCCCTTAGATTCGTCGCTGCATTCCGGCACAGCCTCCACCCACGTATCGAACCACCGGCCATAGAATGAATCCAGCCAGCCCACAAAATTGCTTGCCGTCCGTGCCGCATGGCACACCCGATTGGCTTCACATGTCAGAAGCTCTGCTATCTTGGCGTTATTCGGTGTCCCTGTCCGATCGCTCTTTTCCCCTCCCTCCGCACCGTCTTTTTCTGGGTTCATGTTCGCTGGCTCGGGAATGTCGTCCCCGCCCTCAACCTCTGGCATGTTCTCTTTTCCCCTGATCTCGTTGGGACTCATAAACGGGTGGCCGCCCAATGCCGTCGAGTACGCATCGTACCGCGTTTTGATATCGGCCTTCAATAGAGAATCATTATTAAACTCGAAGAATAATTCGTTCTGCTCTTGCTCGGTCAGCAGCTTCTCGTTGTATTCATCCTCCCATTTGCCTTCCCACCGTCCCAAGCTAGTGGTCAGATAGCCCCGGTTCTGCTCGACCATATTCGAGTAATTCGCATCGTGAAGCACACCCAACTTATGGGGTGGTAGGTTGAACCAACTCGCCACGTCTTCCCGTTGGAAGTGCCGAGACTCCAGCCATTGTGAATCCTTTTGACTGAACGCAATAGCTTGATACTCAGCCCCCTCTTCGAGGATCGATATCCGAGCCGCGTTGTCCATCCCTTCGTGGTTTTCTTTCCACGATCTTTTCAGTCGGTTGTACGCTGGTTCGTCCAGCTTCTCTGGGTATTTCAGTACGCCCGATGGCTGGCCCCCGTGAGCGAAATACTTATTGGCATACTTCTCGGCAGCCACCCCAAGCCCCCAAGAGTTGCGAGCCATGTAAAGGGTCGAATATCCCCACAAGCCATCGGAGCCAAAATTGCTAATATGGATCACGTTTTCGGGACGCAACCGAATATCCCGTGCCCCCGGCTCGGCACCAACTCGCGTCTTGTACCACAGTACACCATTGACCACTTCGACACTGGTACGCCCTGGGACCAGGGGCCAAAGGGCGACCGGCTGCCCTCTGCCGTTGCGTTCGATCTCTGCCACGCCGTTGCCGTACAGCAGGGCGTGGATCATCATCGTTTCCCGAAACGTGGCGGCCGACATGTAGCGATTGGCCCGACGACCAGCCAGCTTGAATAACGGGTTGTCGCGGTCCTTTTCCTTGTTTTTCTCATCCCGACGCCGGTACAAGTCCAGGGGAATTTGTCCGATGTCACCAGACAGGACAGTGAGAGCCTGGACTACCGGAGCGTAGGAAAGTGCCTGCTCGGTATCCATCACGATTC